CAAAGGTGAGCACCGATATTTCCAAATGGAACGTGGCTCCAAAGACACCTACCAGTGCGATTATGAAGGCATGGCCAAGGTTCAAGCTCGTATCAAGAATGGATTCCGACTGTTTGGCAAGTATTACGAAGGTCTATGGGATTGAACATGCCCAACTTAATTTTAGACAAAATTAACTTTGAAGAATTGTTTGACATCAAAACTAAGTCTGAAAAGTTGTTTTTTGATCAAGATCCTATTGCTCTCGGTTGTGCCGTGCATAGAGAGTGGCTGATTGCACCTGGCTTCAGTCGCTGGGCAGATTTAGCCACTGTGCTGGTTACTCAGCAAGATCTTGCGCAGGCAGCGGCCATTCGCAAGTACTACGGCGACCGTATCTTGATGCAGACACTGCGGCATGGCAAAGTCAGTGAGTTTCGTCGCAAGCTGTATGGTCTTATCAAAAATGATCTGCAACTTGAAAAACGAGACATTGGTCTGATTTATAGACTTCCGTATTTTTTCCAAGAAGACATGGCCATTGATCGTGTGGTAGCACAGACTCAGCCCTGTGACTATAGACACAACGACCGCATACAAGATCAATTTACACTGATTGAACAGGTGTTGCGGAGTCGCAAATCTGGCGACTACACACAGTTATGGTTGCGAGGTCAGCGTGACCAATCTGCGTACATGATGGTCATCAAACGGGACAATCCTTATCACCGGTTGATAACTCACCTATTTGATGGCTCGGTCACACTGTCCGGCCTGGCCATGCTCAAGACTATGTCAGGCTGGAATAAGGGGCGCACGTTTTATTACCTGGCCGACATTGGGTTAGAATGAAAAGTTCATGGTTTTACGATCGTTGTGCGTGGCGTAGGTGTTGGGCCTGGCTACCGCATAAATGTGAAATAACACAAAAGATCATTTGGTTTAAATTTGCATACCGTGGAACTGCCATGTATACTGGCCCGGGCGACCCAGTTTTTGAACACTGTTGGCACAGCCAACCTCATCATTTGATTTGGACTCTCCAACGTGGGTAATTCAATGTTTTCAGAAGTTGCAGCACAACTGGTAATCAAAAAGTTTTGTGGTGAGATCAAAATTGACCATGAACAATATCAAGCCTGGCGCCACGGATATCTGTTTGAAGCACTGAAAAATCAACGGTACGGACAGAGTTTTTGCAATCAATTCAACATTCAAGACAATATTTTGTTTTACGAACAAAACCAAGAATGGGCCGACAATTACATTAGAGGTCACTATGTTGACAACAGTAAAAGTACTGCATGTTAATGCTGTACGAGCCTTGGAACTCAAAGATCAGTTGTTGAATGCAGGATTGATTATGGATCGGGATTTTGAATGGGAGTACCAGCAGGCTGAATATGATGACTCAGGGTTCGAGGCTGTGACACCAAGGCATGTGGTTTTTAGATTTTGGGATGCCAAGTTGGCAACCTATTATCAATTGTTGTGGGCAAAATAATCACTTGCTGACCTATGACTGACATCATGGCTGAATACAAACGCAATAGATTTGTTGTGGCTCCAAATTACTTGTTGGACAGTACCGACCAGCATTTGATCATACTTTCAGATTTCCAATACTGGAATGAACACTATGACGAATTGGTCAATTGGTGCAAACTACACGGCGGTGTCATTGCCGGCATGGGCTTGACTTTGCCTGATGCTCATAGTGTGACCCTGTTCTCTTTGAGGTGGTCATGACAATATTTTTGAAATCAAAACTGTTGAGCCTGCTTGGAAAAACACATCATGTATAATTCTTTGAGTTGATATCAGCAGTAGCATAACTAACGCAAATGTCTCAGATTCAAAAAGAGTATCACATCAGAGATCAAGAAAGTTTCCAGTACGCAAAGGAAATTGTCAAACCGTTTGGCACCATCGACTCAGTCATAGCTTGGTGCAAAGCCGAACTGGAAAATGAATGGCGTTGGCAACTGATAGAAGTCAGTTCAGATGTTCGCCCAGGTCGTTATATTTTTTACATGGATTCTCAGCGCGATGCCTGTGCATTTTCGCTTAAATGGGGTTGACATCTAATTCACACTGTGTTACAATCAAGGTCATTTCAAGGAGTTTGACATGAACGATCACGATCAGCAAAACATCGCATTCATTCTTGCAATAGCAAAAAACCCGCAAAAGTTAAGTGACTGGTTTCAAAGTGTTGAAGATTCAGGCGACGAACAGGAAGTCGCTTATGCCATGAACATGTTGTTGGCAGCTCAAAGTCAATGCGAAATGGAACTGTTGGAACTGTTGGACCATCAAGCTGAACAAGATCTCACACAGGCCACTGATTATCTCCAGCGTTTTTGTCTGCTATGAACTCGGAAGAATCAGATCCTCGCAATGGCATGTTTGCCATCATGTGGGACTGTCGCGGACTTGAAGCTGTGGCTAGAGTGCCTGATCCTGCAGACACCACCTTTGCCTTGCTCCGGGGTGCGGAACCTCCCAAGCCGCCCAATATCATGCACTGGGAACTCAGAGCCAGGTGCAACACTCAACGTCATTACGAGATCTACATCATCACAGCCCAACCAGGCATCAATGAAGATGATATTCGAAACATGTTTGCGGCAGACCCACAAGAGGCAGCCGATACCATTCGACGCATTGGCCAAAAATTTTACAGCAATCGAGCAAGAGAAGATTATGTTGTAATCCGGTAACCTAAAATTACAGGTTGACACAGTTTGCCAGATGTGTTAAACTTGTATTGAGTTGGTGGTGCATGGTGCATTCACGGACTCTTAACCTCGACGTATGTTACGTCACTGAAAGGAAATTATGGCTGCAAAACGTCTTGTACGTAAATTTATTCAGGTGGTGGCTGAAGTTGAAAAACAAATCAAGGCCCACTACAATGTCTCTCAAAAAGAACTAGATGCATGGCGTGCCCGTGCAATGGCTAGTGCTCACAAGTTTCCCCACAGCACCATGGTCAAGATCGAAGACCTATGGATTGACTATGAGGTACAACGTGATGTTATTCACAAACATGTGATCAACATTATGAAAAAGTGGGATGCTCGTATCTGTAGTCCTGGATCAGCATGTCGCATCAAAGGCTCTGAGATCTATCTGTATGATGCTCAACACCGCACTCTAGCAGCCGCAATCTTGGGATTTACTGAAATCCCTTGTGCTGTGGTTGATACTGAAGATCCTAATTTTCCCAGTTACGCATTTGAAATGCTGAACGATACTGGCGTCAAGCGACTCAGTCCCGGTGACATTCACCGTAACGCTTTGGTGCGCTACAAAAACGGCAGTCGTGACATCAAGAATGTTCGTGCTCGCACCATGCAAGACCAATTTGATGCTGTGGGCATTGACCTGCAGGACAAAAGCAGTCGCAGTTCTGACAATCTGCGTGGCGACAACGATTACTTTTTCAGTCACTTCAAGTATGCTCAAAAGGGCATCGAAGTAGATGAAAGCGGCAAGACCTTGTTCAATATCTTGACAGCAATCAAAGACACATTTCCGCTACAAGAAGAAATTGATCAAGGTTGTTATATTGGTCTTTATGAACTTCATCGTTTGAGTGCTACCAGCACAAACACCAAGTTGCCTGCCAACTGGATGAAAACTCTGTTGGAATCAATCAAACCCACGTTCAAAAGCAGTTCTTTGATTCATGCCAAAGCCAAGGTACAATTTGAACATGTGTTTCCAGGTGGCAGCTGGAATGCTCCCAGTGCCATGAGCAACTTCTTGCGTGAACTGCACATTCGTGCAGGCGGCCAGTTGGATCTGCCGTATCACGGTGAAGGTGCAAAGATGGGCATCGAAGCGAACAATGTAGCCCCAGGTTTGTTTCCGGAGGAAGCATGATGAACATCGACCTTAAAGAAGCTAGATCATTTCTTGGTGTTACAGTGAGCAAAACCAAATATTCAGCCAAGGCTGTCAGAAATTTGGAATTTGACATTGACACAGACTATGTTATGTCTTTGTTGACTCAACAGCAAGGAAAATGTGCCTTGACTGGTTGGGATCTTGAGTTTAGCCGCGGTGGATCATACGGATATGGTACCAATCCCAAAGGATGCACTATGGATCGAAAAAACAATAATCGTGGTTATGTTCAAGGCAATGTACAGCTGGTATGCTGGAAAGCAAACAGAATCAAAGGCGAGCTCAATGACAACGAGTTCAAGGCATTTTGCAAATTGGTGGCTGATCATGCTTAAAGAATCTCTCGAACAATTCACTGCGCCGGTGTACGGCAAAACTCAACGCAGTTCCGCCACTTACAAAACTTTAGCAGATCGTTGTAAACAAAAACTCACAGAACTGAAAAAAGAGTATGCAGAAGTAAAAAATGATCAACAACTGTTGCGTGAGATACGCAACGACATAGATGAAAAACTTCGCAGGTATCATGAGTACTGTATCAAACAACGTGACGGTATGGGCGCACACTATCATGAACAAGGTGCTGATGCTGAAACTGACTTTGAACACCTAATCCCTGCGGCTCGTATTCGTGACCTGTTGTTGGCCGGGGTGATCACCCTCGAACAGGCACTGAATGCACCCACTGTAAAGTTGAGTCGTGCAAAACATGCACAACTCAAAGATGCTGGGTGGGCCAGCCACACACCTGACATGTGGTTGCCATTCCGTCGCTACAGTCAGGTATTTGATGCAGTGTTTGAAACACATGACGGAACTTGCGTTGATCCAGAAACATGGACACTGGAACAGCATTTTAATTACTTTAACCACTTGGTAATCACATGAGTCAACTTGAGTTACACGGCCGCCCTTGGACAGTGTTTGATCCAGACAATCGCAAACATCGATCTTGGTACTACAATTTTGCTAAGTCAGGCACTTGGGGGCACTGCCCTGTAAGGTTTGTGATACCCGATGATCACGGCAATCTTGTGACCATGATTCAGCGCAAGTTGGTTGAATACTATGTGAAAAAAGAATTCAAAAGGAAACCGTGATGTTGTATTTTGCATACGGAATGAATACCAATCCCAAAGAAATGGCCTATCGTTGTCCAGGTGCTCAGTCTCTGGGACATGCTCGTCTAGTCGATCACAGTTTTAGGTTTGCCCAGCATGCTGACGTAGAGCCCTGCGACAACAGCTACGTTGATGGTGTGCTGTGGGATATCAATGAAGACAACCTTAGAGCATTGGATGTCTTGGAAGGATACCCTCATTATTATCATCGAGTGGTTGGTTCAGTAGTGCTGGGTTCTCGTACATTTCATGCCTTGGTGTATCGTATGCAGCCAGGCCATCAGATCTGTGAGCCCAGCTCTAGCTACTACAACTTGGTAACCCAAGGTTATCGTGCTCACGGTGTGCCCACAGATCAACTGGAACACAGTTACAACTTTAGTACTACAATTTTTGGTTGACCAAAAAATGCCCAATCGGTTATAATTTGGGCATGAAAACAAAGTTCAATGAAATCCTGCAGTGGATTGGTGCAGTTTGGATCATTGCTGGTCACAGCCTCAACTCTGTGGGTCCAGCAGTGTATCCGTACAATATTCTAGCATTTTTCTTGGGCACAGTGTTTTTTCTGTGGTGGACCTTTCGTGTTAAAAATCATCCCCAATTATTGGTCAACCTGGTGGCAATAACCATAGGTGCTGTAGGGTTATACAAAGCCCTGGCTTGACCAATATTTCCCAATCTGCTATAATCGTGGCATAGTAAGCAACAAAGGAGCCAAAGATGACAGTAGTTCACCGAGTGTATAGCGAGATGACCGAGCAAGAGCGTCGCGAAGTTCGCATGTATGGTTGCACCGAAGCCCAGATGCGCGAAGCAGTGGAAGAGAGCCTGACGTTTCGTTTCAATGGTCCGGCCATGATGGCTGCTAGTCTCATGAGCGACTGCCAAGAGATGGTGAGCTACGGCCCCTACGATGGCGACACCCTGGCCAACATCTTGGAAGATCAGCGCCAAACGCTGAACCGTGCCAAGTGGATCCTGTTTACCTACTGCACCAAGGAGAACCGTGAATGAGCAAAGAGTTAGAACAGGCCAAAGCCAAATACGATGAACTGGTTGATGCGGTGCACGTTTTGGATAAAAAGATCATAGAGTTTCGCAGACTATTCGAGCCCGAATGTGTGGACTTTGGTGATATCAATGGCATGTTGCACGACATGTTACGTGAAATTGATGATCAATTAATTGAGGAGAACTTGGAATGAGCATTATGAAAGATCTCAGCATTGACATTCAAGACATGCTGACTCAAGGCTTCAGCCCCAACACCATTGCCAGGATCCTCGAGATCCCTGTGAGCTGGGTTTATGAGACCATGTCCAATCCCAGCGAAGCAGAAGATGTGGAGTGGGATTTCAACGACACCCAGGCAGTTGACTGAAAATTCAACTTCCACTATACTGACGACTTAGC